GGTATGGCGCTGAGGCGCTCTTCTCCTCTCTGTAAAGCTAATTTTTATTATAAATCGTGTTACTCTTTTATTAAATCGTGTTACTCAAATTTTTTGTTTTCGCATTTTTTTATGGAGGCTTGACAGATTGACAAACAGTAATGAATTAGGATATTTAACGACTAAAAAATTCTGTAAGGAAATTGGTTTATCTTACCCTTCTGTAAAGAATAGACTTGATCAAGGGATTATTCAAGCTGTTAAAGGCAAAGATAAGAGAACTCTTTATATAAACTATGAGTCTGAGTCTGAAAAACTTGCTGAATATGATCCAGATAGTTATGTTAGGTATCAAGGCCGTATTATACATAGAAATAAAGGGGTGCATAATGGTGATAAATATGAAGTTTTAGAATTAAATAAAAATAAAGATAAAAATAAAAACAATGATGATAATTCAAAAGTAAAAAAGGCAAGAATAGATGAACTTTATTACAAAGCAAAGATGACTAAATTAAAATATGAAAAAGAGGCCGGGAAACTTGTTGATATTGATAAAGTAAGAAAAAAAGAAGAGGATATTGCTTTGACTTTACAAGATAAATTATTGTCAATACCTGAAAGAATTGCTCCATTACTAAACGGAAATATAAGAACGTATTTAGACCAAGATAAAGATTTTGAATCTGAACACTATGTAAGAACAAAACTAAAAGATGAGTTAAAATATGCTTTAACTGAAATCTCTGATATATTAACTAATAGTAAAGATAATAGTGATAAATCTCCATTAGAGGCTGATAAAAATGAAATTGACAAGAATAAAAAAGAATAAAAAAATTAAATTAAAAAGATCAAAAAAAAGAAAAAAGAAAAATATTGATCCTCTTTCCAGTGAAGGAATGGATCAAAAAATAAATAATCTTGTTAAAAACTTTGCTGAAAAACTTAAACCTTTACCGCCAATGACTATAGATAAATATTCTGATAAATACAGATACTTGACAACTGAATCATCCTCTGAGCCGGGGAAGTGGAGAACATCAAGGTTTCCAATGTTAAAGAAAGTAATGGAGGCGGAATCTCCAAGTGATCCATGTAAAAGAGTAGTTATTCAAAAAGGTTCACAAGTAGGATTAACAGAAACCGGTTTGAATACTATTTTTTATCATATTGATTATGACCCGGCTCCGACTTTATACATACAAAAAACTATAGAAGCAGTACAAAAATTTTCAAAACAGAGGCTTGATCCTTCTATTAAGCAAAATAAAAGTATTGAAAATAAACTTAGTCAAGTAAAATCGGCTAATAATAAAAAAAGTAGTAGTATTTTATTAAAAAACTTTCCTGGAGGCACTTTAATACTTGGAGGGGCAAATTCTGCATCTGCATTAAGATCAATGCCAATCAGAATTTTAATAGCGGATGAGGTTGACAGTTTTGAATCTAATATTGATGAAGAGGGAGACCCTTTAACTTTAGCTGAAAGAAGAACATCTAATTTTCCAAACAGAAAAGTTATTATAATGTCAACACCAAAGTTTGAGGAAACATCTGTAATAGAGTCTGAATTTAAAAATGGTACAATGATGTATTACTTTGTACCATGCCCGTTTTGTAGTAAAATGCAAATAATTAAATGGCAGAATATAATTTATAAAGATAAGAATGGAAATGAGGATCTTAATAATATTTATTTAGAATGTGTTAAATGTAAAGGTAAAATTAAAGAATATCATAAAACAGAAATGCTCAAAAATGGTAAGTGGATTATGACTAATCCAGAAGGTAAATATCCGTCTTTTCATTTATCAGCACTTTATAGCCCATTGGGTTTTTATTCATGGACAGAGGCTGTTGATTTATGGTTAAAATCACAAAGATTAAGATCTAAAGAATTATTACAAGTATTTATAAATACAGTTTTAGGAGAAACATATAAAGAGTCTGATAAAGAGATTGACCCTTCATGGGTTCGCAAACGTAAAGAAATTTACAGATCGGATGTTCCTTCAGAGGTTAAGATATTAACTTGTGGCGTTGATGTACAATTAGACAGATTAGAAATGGAAGTTGTCGGGTTTGGTTCAGGCTTAGAGACTTGGTCAATTGATTATAATGTTATTATGGGAGATCCTGAACAAAATCACGTATGGGATCAATTAGATAAATATTTATCTCAAACATGGCAACATGAAAGCGGTGATAAAATAGGTTTGTCATGTACAGCTATTGATTCGGGAAACATGGCAAAGATCGTTTATAATTTTGTAAAACCAAGAGAATTTAAAAGAGTGTTTGCAATTAAAGGTAAAAGCGGTTGGGGGCAAGGATATATAAAAAGGCCTAAAAAGAAATTGGAGGAGAGTAAAGTATGGTTATGGATCTTGTATGTAGATGAATTAAAATCAAAAGTATATTCACAACTAAGAATTGACAAACAGGGAGCCGGATATTGTCACTTTCCGGATAAACCTGTTTATGATGAAAATTACTTTAATCAATTAACAAGTGAAGTTTTAAAGAAAAAGAAAAATAAATTAGAATGGGTACTTCCAAATGGTAGAAGAAATGAGGCACTTGATTGTAGAGTTTACTCTTATGGCGCTTTAAGTATAATAAAACCTTATTTTGACCAGGCTATAAATAGTGGAAAACCGTTGACAATGGGTAAAAAAAATGGTAAATTTAACAAGAGTAAAGGTAAAAAAAGAAAACTTTCAAGTGGTTTATAATATATTTTAGTTATTTTACGGGAGGTTTTTATGTCAGATGAAAAATTGATCAAATTAAAAGAAAGACTATCTAAATATCAAGAAGCAGAAATTGCTATATTAAAAGGTCAGGAGTATAGCATAAAAGATAGATCATTAACAAGAGCAGATTTGAAGACTGTTAGACTTGGAATAAGAGATTTACAAAACCAAATTAGTAAAATAGAAAGGGGAGGAGTAGGAATAATTAGGAGGGTGATACCAAGAGATTTATAACATATTTTTATGTTGTATGCAAAACGTAAGCACATTTTTTAAATAAATCATTGTTATTTTATTCATCTTTTAGTATATTATTGGTATGGATAAATTAACAAGTAATAATAATTCAGTAAAAATGAACTTTATTGACAAAGCAATAAACTTCCTATCTCCAGAGACCGGAACTAAAAGAATAAAAGCAAGGGCTGGTTTACAGTATGCAGAAAATGCTGGATATATAACTTCTGGTAATAGATCCAGAAGATCTTTAAGGGGTTGGTTTACTAATAGTAATAATCCTGATCAAGACACTGTACCTAAGTTAGAAAATTCAAGAGCTTCTTCCAGAGATTTATACATGAATACGCCGTTAGGTCATGCTTCTATAAATAGGTCTGTTACGAATGTAATTGGATCCGGTTTACACTTTCAATCAAGATTAAACAATGATGTTCTTAAACTTTCAAAAGAGAAAAAAGAAAGTTATGAGAGATTAATTGAAAGAGAGTTTAGATCGTGGATGAAAAATAAAAAATGTGATTTGCAAAAGAGATTAAATTTTTATGAAATGCAAAATATTATATTTAAATCTGTTTTGATGAATGGAGATGCTTTTGTTTTATTACCTGTAAAAAGTGATGATGATTTAAATGTTCCTTTACGCTTACAAGCAATAGAATCGGATTATTGCTCAAACCCAGCTCACAAAATGAACACAACAAAATTGTCAGGTGGTATTGAAGTTGATGATGTAGGTGCACCATATAAATATTATTTTCAGAAAAAAGTATATAATAATTTAGAATTGTCTTTTAGTGATAGTGATTGGACTTCTATTAAAGCCTTTGGTTTAAAAACTGGAAGGCCTAATGTTTTACATATTTATAAACCGGATAGAATTTCACAAAGAAGAGGTATGCCTATTTTAGCCCCCGCATTTGAGATTTTAAAACAAATTTCAAGATTGACAGAATCAGAATTAATGGCATCATTAATAAATTCCTTTTTTACAACAATAATAAAATCAAAGAGTAATGAACCTACGTCTGATATGTATATTCCGGATGAGCAAATAGAAAACGAAAATAACGATACTGATAATAATAGTGATAAATTATATGAGATGGGATCCGGAAATTTTTTGGATTTGGATACAGATGAGGATGTAACCTTTGCAGATCCAAATAGGCCTAATGCTGAGTTTAGCCCGTTTTATAAATCTATGGTTGAACAGTTAGGAAGTGTTATTAATGTACCTTCAGAGCAATTATTATTAAAATTTAATACTTCTTACTCCGGAGCAAGAGCTGCAATTCAAGAGGCTTGGAAATTTTATTATCAATCAAGAACATTTTTAACTGATAATTTTAATAACCCTGTTTTCAAAGAATTTTTGTATGAAGCAAATTTAAATAATAGGTTTAAACTACCTGGCTTTTTTGATGATCCTGTAGTCAGAGATGCCTGGTGTGGGTGCTCTTGGAGCGGTACAAAACAATCAGAACTGGATCCTTTGAAAGAAGTAAAAGCAAAAATATTGAAAATACAAAGTAATTTATCAACCTATGAATCTGAATATAATACTGAAAATAGGGAATCATGGGAAGAAAATATTGATAAATTAGACAGGGAGAGGGAATTATTGAAGAGTAAGAATATTAATCCTAATCAAGGATTTGATGAACCTTCACAAAAATCTCCAGAAATGTCTGATATTAGTACTAATACAGATGATACAAATGAGGGAGATTAATAAATGCCTAAACCTAAATATCCTGAATCTAATGAATCAAAAGATGAGTATATGTCAAGATGTGTAACTTCAGTAATGAATGAAGGAAAAAACAGAGATCAAGCGGTTGCTATATGTTATTCATATTGGAGAGAAAGTAAAAGAAAGGATAATAAATGAGTCTTATAATGCAATACATAGGATCAAGTAAATGGGCTATTACTGAAAGTGGTTTAAGACAAATAGTAAATGTTGTAAATGACAATTATAATAAACTTGATGTTGCAAATGCTTTTCATAGTAATATTTCAAATGTGTTTAATGAAGATGGATCTATTAATAACGATTTTAGATCTAAAGAACTTGACAGTTTAATAAAAGAGAAAAATAAGGGACTTGACAGTTTCAATACTGATATTTTACATGGCACAAAAAAAGTAAAATTTTATAATGGGGTTGCTATTATACCGGTTACCGGTGCTATTTTTCCAAGATCAAACCTATTAACTTTGTCTGGTGCTACAGATTTAGAGACAATATCAAAAGAT